GTTTTGATGGAGTTATAAAGCCGGTCGGTGTGATTGCTTCTGACCATATCCGTAACGCGGAGGTCGAATAGAACTTCCTGAGTGATTCGTCGATCCCGGTCAAGTGTTCCAGCGAACTCACCGGCAAGACCGCGCTCCCATCGGGACAACTGAGGAAGGTCGATCTCGTCGCCGACTGTGGCAACTCGGTCGGGCTTCCATCGCTTGATGAATGCTGCGACGTTTTTGACGGCTTTGTGGTCATGGTAAGGAACTTGGAGATCGCTGATTACAACGGTTCGCCTAATAATCTTCTTCTTCCTCGTCGTCATCGTCCTCAATCGGCTTCGATGGCGATAAGACCCAGTCTGGTAACGATTGATCGCAAAGCCAGCCCTGAATCGTTGCGTCGTCAAAACCTGCTCGCTTCATGGACTCAGTCACTTCATAAAGACTGATCGCCCACAGATCAAGAGCGGTGATGGGTTTTGTTCTCTTAGCGGCTCGCTCTTTTGCGCGCAGGCTTGCGAGTTTTTGAGCCTTTGTCTTTCGAGCCATGAGAACCCCTTTCGGTGATAATGGTGGCATAGATGTCTGACTGTCTCGCCGTCAACACGCCGATCTCAGTTTCCAGACGATCCATCCGTGTAAATAGTTGATTGCCTATCTCTTGGACAAACTGGTGAACCGTCCATCGCAGAGCTGCTACAAACGCACCAAGAATCCCGGTCAGACCAGCAATCAGTCCGACCCATTCGGCAGCCTTCACTTTTTGAAAGGCTTCGCGTATCCAAAGACACCGGCAACGACCGACCAAAGAACGGCTCGGTAGTCGAGATCAAAGTTCGTTGCCGCCCATGCGCTAAGAAATGCGCCGAGTGCTAGAACTGCTGGATGCTTCATGTAGTCGTTCACGATTCTCCTTAGATTGCGAAGTTGCTTCGATCCCGATCACCCTTGCGAGTGAAACTGACGTGAATGTGTGTCTCATGAGGGTTCAGCCCGGTGTAAGGACGCCACGCCCATCCCCTGATCTTTGATGCTATTCGACCCTTGTGGATGACGTATTTGATTCGCTTATCTCCGGCTTTTGCAGCTTGGACGATGGCGAGCGCGAGCATTCCAGACGCTTTCGAGTGACCCAACCCGGCGTCGATGTCTATCGCCCTGACCACTCCGTTTCTTCGAGGTGAATGATCAGACTTTTTAGAATGCTTCGAGTCAGCCACCCAACCGTCAGAACGGCGATCGCGATTAGGGTAACGATCGTCAATTTGCTCACGGAGTTGCCTTCCGGCATAACTAAGCCAAGGGGATTTCTTGCTCATAAAGTTCCCATTCGCCTAGTTCTTCATTCCATTGGTAAATCAATCCGTCATTGGGTTTGGCTACAGGTGCTTGCCAGTCGTGATTTTCATCAAGACTCCATGAGGGAAAAGGCTTTGGAGCAATAAAGACATCGGAAACGGAATCATAACTGAAATTGATTCCGGCGTATTGTTTTCGAAATTTGTGATTGTAGGATGTCTGAACCCATGTTGCCGTATCGACATATAACGAATTCAAAAATTCAATACCAGATTGCTCTTCTCGCTCAGGATCCAAAGCGTCGTTATTCACGACAACGACGGCAGTTACGACGTTGTTTTCGTCTAATTTTGCAAAGTGTGCCATTACAGAGTGATGCTCCCATTTCCGGTGAATTTGTAATATGTAAAACCGCCGGTTTCGTATCGCGTAGGCGATCCGGTTGTTGCTGCCGCGGTATAACTTCCAGAAGTTTTCAAGATTACGATTCCAGAACCGCCACTGGCTCCTGTTCCAGAATAATCGCCACCCGAACCACCACCACCACCGCCGGTGTTTGCCGTTCCATTGGATCCTGCGCCGGGGTTTGCGCCATTTCCTCCACCGCCCGAACCGCCTACTCCTGTCACGTTTCCAGCCGCGTTCGTGCCACCACCACCGCCGCCAGCATAAAAACCGCTCGCACCGCTTGATGTAGCGGTTGCCCATGAAGAATAAGCGTCTGTTCCGGCAGCTCCGTTGATTCCGGTCGCTGCTGCGGAAGCACCACCACCACCGCCGGGAGTTGTAGCGGTTGCGTTTGCTCCGGCATAACCTTCGACCGGTGAATAAGATCCGGCATTTCCAGCGCCGCCGTTTTGACCTAATCTTCCACCGCCACCCGAACCGCCAGAAGTAGCGTTAGCCGTGTTATGTGTTCCACCACCACCGCCGCCGGTTGTATTGATAGTAGTCAAACCTGTTCCAGAAACTGAGGACGTAATACCTTGACCGCCTGCGCTTCCATCTGGGTAGGTTCCGGTGGATCCAGTACCACCACCGCCGACGGTAACTGTATAAACGTTCCCAAGCGTAAGCGTGGAACTTATAACTCGAAATCCACCGGCTCCACCACCGCCGCCATAAGCACCACCACCACCGCCGCCGCCAGCGACGACAAGCCAATCAATCGCGCGCGTTCTTGGGTAATTTTGTGATGCTACGATTCCCGGAATTAGCATTAGGCAATATCTCCGATGACCAACCAAGTATCTGTCGCCACTTTGATACATGAAGCGGCTGAATAACGCGCTCGAAGAACAGGCGCGGTCGAAACCGCTCCGGTTGAATTGATTGTTGTTGTTCCGGATGTGACCGCTTTGATGGTCGTTTGACCTGTTCCAAGTTGAGTAACGTTGATTACGGATCCGACAGGGAATGCGACGGATGCATTTGTAGGAATCAAAAAGTCATTAGCGGTCGAGACGTTCATTCGAACGAGTTTGTTACGGTTATCGGTGGCGACTGCGGTGTAGGTAGCGGTCTGATCGTTGAGAGCGACTTTTGCCAAAGCGTCATCGAAGCCGTTGCCGATGGTGCGCATAGCAAGCGCGCCGTCCTTGACCAGATCTGTGTTGTCCGGGATATCAATCCCGAGGATGCTCGTTGTTGCCATTAGCCGATTACTCCTGTCGCGTTTTGCCATGTAAGTGTACCATCGACGCCTGCCCACGTGAGCGTCGCTGTGACCTGATCCCAATCCTGCGCCACCGTCCAAAACTCGGTCGGACTTAGGGTGAGGGAAAGCGTAAGACCCGAAAGGGTTGATCTGAACGTCCAGCCTTCGACATAACCGACGAACGATCCGGAGTTGATATTGGCTGGCAGGTTAGCGATGGCGACCGGCATACCCATAAAAACGTTCAAAAGGCTATTCCGGTTTGAGTCGCTGATTTCGGGGTTTTGTAGGGCAAAGGTAATCGAGTCGAACTTGGCTTTAGGCGTCGATCGAAAGTTGACGAAGCGTTCCGCGACCAATTCAGCGTCCGGATCGTCATCGATGAGCGAGTTGATTGATCGAGCATAGAGCCCAAAATTATCGATAGACGTTTGGTCGGTGAATGTGTAAGACGTTCCGAAGTTGTTTTTGTAATTGATTACAAGATCGTTGACGATGTCGCCCTGACGAGTCGTCGAACGAATACCGTCTGAAAGCGCGTCATTAGCGTCAAGATTGACGTAACCGTTCGCGACGAGGTAGTTCTGGCGATGATCAGCGTCTCCGTAGGAAATCAGACCGTTGGCGTCCTCATAAAGATAACCGATGCCAGAATTAGCAAGATCAGCGACATACGAATACATATTCACCGGATTGGCTGATCGGCTGATCATTTCGTATTCGCCTTCATCGATTTCGCCTATGCCGATGTTTTGAGCGTTTTCCCAAGTTTCAGTTGCGTTATAGGTTGCCCATGTCTCAGCCGGTGGAACTTCGTTCCAAGCGTTCGTCAGCAACGATTCAAGAATTGTTCGAATCTGAATGCCGTCAAAATCCTTACTCAACGAACCTTCCCAGACTGCGTTTTGGAGTTTGGCTAGGGCTCCGAGGGCATAGATGTCGATGACTGTAACTGCGCCTTCAGATCCGCTTCGTTCGACTCCCACGGCAATATCTGAGATGCGACCGCCAAAGATGGGAACGAATGTCGCAGTCGTATCTTTGACCTCGATGTTGATCGATGTATTGATTCCCCATGTGTAAATCTGATTCGTCAGGTTGAGAATCCGAATCGCTGCGTACCCTGCCTGAGCCTGCGAATTGACGTCGGTTCGCCCAGAAGTAATCGAGAACCCGACTAAAGTGATGCCGGTAATTGTGTCGCCGTTAGCGCGGATACGGTATTCGGGAGTCCAAGCCGTCACGTTACGAGAACACCGCCTAAGAAGCCACCGCCGCCGCCTGTGCCGCGTGACGCTGATTCTGTGAGGACTCTGGCGATCTGACGAGCCGTTGACTCAGAATCGATGGCTCCGTTGACCGTGATGTTATTCGTAACCGGAGCGACCGGCGCGGCTGCTGGAGAAGCAGACGGAACACCTCGCTCGATCGCCCGGATACTTGGCGCGGACGGTGCGGTAACGCCTGCGCTTGGTGCGTTGATGGTAGGAATGTTAGGTAGTGCCGGGATTGCGTTATAGGCGCGGATGAGGGCATTGATGCCGGCGATTGCCACTTCAACGGTTGCTCGAATGAAGTCGGCTGCTTTGGCGACGATATTGATAACGCCTTGGGCGATGACTCCAAGAGCCCTGAGCGCACCACCTAGAACCGTTCCGATAACCGGTGCGATGTAGGTTCGGATTAGATCTGCGAACTTGGTGAAGGACTCCTGATTAGCTGCGACTGCGTCACGGACTCGACGGAATAGGCTAAGCGCACCTTCGAACACCGGAGTTAGCACGGTTCGAATGATTGTGACGACGCGCTCGATGTTGCCTGCCAGACCGTTTCCGCTGCCAAAATCCTCAGCGAACTTCTGAATAACCGGAACTATGCGATCGTTGACGAAACTAAGCAGACGCTCCAAGACCGGGAGCAAAGCGAACCCGATTGATTCTTTGGCTTCATCGAGAACGATGTTGAGACGATCTAAGCGACCCTGAAAGGTGTTCGCTGATGCGGCTGCTTGACCGGCGAACGTTTGTCCTAATTTCGCCGTTATCTGCTCGAATGAGAGGGTTTTGACCTCGGCTGCGGTAAGACCTACACCAAGACGAGTTAGACCCCCTAGATTGCCTTCCTGAGCCTTTGAGAGGGCTTCTGTGACGGCTTGTAGGCTTCGCCCTGTGCCTGCGCTAACGTCAAGCGCGATGGACTGTAAGCGTTGCGCCTGAGTCAGATCCCCGGTGGCTCGGACGAGACGATCAAGTGACGGACGTAATTCATCGTCAGCAATTCCCACCGCGAGGGCAGTTGTCGAGATGTAATCCTCGGTCGCTTTGACTTGGGCTTCGGTTGCGCCGGTGACGTTCTCAAGCGTTCGACGGAGTGACTCCTGAGCCTTCTGATCCTCAATTGCTGCTTTGACGCCATCGACGGCAAGTTTGGCGGCATAGGCTCCAGCTGCCGCAGCAGCAGCGGCGAATGCTAAAGCTGCCTTCTTGCCAAAGTCTGCGACCTTAGATCCGAAGGATTGGACTTCCTTCTCGCCCTGACCTAGTTGCTTTTTGAGATTGTCAACATCCGCGAGGATGGAAAGTTTCAGCGTTCTGAATTCTGCCATGTTACGTCCACTTCTTCAGAATGCGATCGAATGCCTGAACCCATTGAGCGACTAGTTGAGGCTGAATGCGACGGAGTGTCGGATA